GTGCACCCATACTCGGGTCTCGACCCTCAAACATGGGATCTGCTTCAAAGTCATCTGTCGGAGTTCGAAAACCAACAGGCAAGTCTCGATCAAAGAGCTGGGGGTCTTTACCGAGCGATTGAAGATGTTCGTAACCTCGCTCTTTTCATCCAGCGCGCAGATGACCACGAACATCAGGAGACGCTCGAATCCATCGCCGTTCAGATGGGAGTCGAGGGCGAAACTACTTTGTTCGAGCTCGCACACAAAAACGGTCTTTATTTCTTTCCAAAGTACTTAAACGATTTAGCCCCTGATGATACAGAGACTGATGTCAGTCGGTCAGGAGCAGCCATCAACGGACACTTCCCAGACCCCAGAAGCCACGGACAATAAGCCGGTGACACGTACGCGTTCAGGTCGTGCCGTCAAGGCGCCTGAGCGTTACACACCACAGGAGGTGTGCGAGGATGACTATGCCGATGACGACTACGACACGGAAGAGTCTGGCAGCGTTTCATCTGAGTTATCCTATGACACGGAGGATATCTCAAGTGAGAGTGATGCCGATGAGGAGGGGAACCTCGCTGGGTTCATAGTCGAAGATAAAAGCAGTAGTGACTCTGAGAGTAATGGATCGGATGTTCGATCCGAGTCCGGTGAGACCGATGTTTCCAGTGACCGAGGCGAACGGCGACCCGCAGCAACACCAGCTCGTGGACGAGGTCGAGGCCGAGGAGCACCCACAGCACGACGCACGCTCGTACTATGATCAGGGCCCCCGTGTTTTCTATCCTCAGAATCAGTCAGTTGATATGCTTGATAAAATTTCAAAAGAGACTATAATTCTTGTATTTGCTGCGTTTTTCATTGGGCTGCTGCTGGGAAAGTCTCTGACGCCGGTGATTCTGAAGCACTAATTCCAGGTTGATCTCCCAAGAAGGGAGTCATAGGAGACGTCAGGGTTGGTATGTACTGACCAGAGTCGGGCATTATTGGACTGCCTTTAATATCGACTCCAATGACGGGTGAGAATTCGGATGATACGGTAGGTACCGGAGGAAGCATGTCGCCTTCGGTGCTTTCACTTTCAACTCCGTATGCATACATTCTTGCCGACCCTCCATCAGACTCGTTTGGTACGAAGTCACCATACATCACGTTTGATGAAGGATCGCCCTGGATGAAATTGAGGATTGGGTTTCCCGACTGAATCTGGAAATCCATACCGCCCATGTCTTTATATATCTGCGACTGATTGTCAACCTGGACGACGTTGCTCGTCGAATCGACGTACGGGAGATTGTTTGATGTCGTCACTGTGTTACCTACATCTTCCGTATACGGGGGCATCGTGTTTTCATCACGCGGAGGAGCATACCCCTCTCTGCGTGCTGAAAGAATCACAACGATCAATACGAGTACAGCGAGAGCGACCCATAATGACCAGTGTACCTTCATCTATTTATTGTGTATGTTTTTTTTCCAAGGAGGTACTTCGTACCGTTGTCATCCGAGAAGCGGTGGCGGCCTTTCCACCTGCGGCGGAAAGGACTATTTAACCCAGTAGCCCTGCCGCCGCGCTGCCTGCACCGGTAGGCTCTGGTGCTGGACCGGCGTCAATCTGAACAGCTGGCGCATTGGCGCGCTCCTCCTCCTGCTGGACACGACGACGCTCAATCTCCTCAGCGATACGGTCATCGGCAATCTTCACCAGCTCAGGCATCTCCTTGTCTGGAAACTCCTTCTTCAGATCCTCGATGAGCTCAGCTGGGTGAGGAATGGGCGGTACATCCGGGCGAGAGTAGTACTTGGAGTTCTCGTCACCGGGCTCGATGAACGGCGTCGCCGACCCCTCGAGGGGCTTGGCGAGCATGTCACGCTTGCGCTTCTCAAACATGGCCGACGCCTGACGCTGGTTGTCACGGTACTTGGTCATAATCTCCTCCAGCTTCTCATTCTGGTAGTGGACGTTATCAATCTGGAGACGGTCAGGGGGAATCAGCAGCCACTTGTACATGTCGACGACGTAAATATCGACGAGCGCATCCTCCTTCTGCAGACGCTTGGCGTGGCTCTCCGCCTCATCCTTCGTGGCAAAACACCCGCGGATCTTCAGACCCAGCTGCTCATTCTTCTGGGGCATATCCGGACCGACGATGGAAATCAGCGCAAAAAGCTGTCCTGGCACCGTCAAGTAATCCTGCTCGAGAGAACCCATTTAAAACTACTACACACCACTCTTTTAAGTGAAACAATGGATCAACTCCGTAAACGCCACAATCAGGCGAAGCGTGACCTGATTAACCAATGGGTCCGTCCGAATTCATACGTTCTTGATTGTGGATGCGGCCGCGGCGGTGATTTGCACAAGTGGAAGGCTGTACGTGCCCGTGTCGCCGCCATCGATCCCGACGAAAAATCTCTCCAGGAGGCAGAAGAGCGGTCACTTGACATTGGTATCGGGGTGTGGTTTTTGGGTGCCGGTGATATTCGTCAGGCGGCGTTTGCAGGTCCGTTTGACGTGGTGTGCTACAACTTTTCAATCCAGTACATTCTCGGAGATCATTTTGAACAGAGCATCAAGGCAATCAAGCTGGCTGTCAAACCAGGTGGACTCCTCCTCGGTATCACACCTGAGAAGAGTCTCATCGAGGGCGCTAATTCCCCAGATGCACTTGGTAACGTCTTTGAGATTCACGATGATAAGGTGCTCATGAGCCTGACGGACGGTCCGTTTTACGCAGACGGCCCCAAGTATGAACCCCTCCTCGATGGGAACGCCTTCCGTCATGCACTCGAGCCCGAGTTTCGATGTGTAGCGTGGGGACCTATCACACCAGACAAGACGGGACTCGTCACCGACATTTATGCGCAGTTTGTTTTTCTACGTCTAGATCAGTAGGATGGCATCCGGAATCATACAGACGGGTCTGCTCGTCGTGACCCTCGCGGTTGCTGCATGGAGCAGTCGCCGTGAAGCGCCACTCATGACGGACATTCGTCAGCGATACGACGTGCTTTTGAATCACCTCAAGAGCACGGAGGTTGTCGATCCGAGATTCGCTCGCCTCAGGAAACGGTGTATCCTCACGGGAATCCACGGGTCCCGTATGAATCGAGGCACCATAGGCTATAACGTAAATAAAGGGTATGAAATTTACATCTGCCTAGACAAGGATGATATAAACTCGGCGATGAATGTGCTCATTCATGAACTGGCTCACGTCACAGTCGACGAGTATGATCATTCTCCTGAATTCTGGGCGTCGTTCAAAGACCTCAAGGCGCTCTGTAAAACTCTGGGCATTTATACGCCAATCGAAGGTTCGCTCGAGTATTGCGGCATCATGATTCAGGACTGATTCACCTTTCCACCGCAGGTGGAAAGTTTTCCGTGTCCGATTCGAGACCAGTTTTTTTCTCACACCATTGTAAATGTCTGGTGGTATCGTTCAGCTTGTCGCGACCGGTGCTCAGGACGCGTGGCTGACGGGTAAGCCAGAGGTTTCTTTCTATCGTTCCAGCTACAAACGCTACACACACTACGCCAACTCACCCGAACGCCAACTGATCCAGGGTAACCCCTCGGCTGGTAACATCTCCACGATCCGTTTGGAGAAGAAGGGTGACCTCATCAACTACATGTACCTGATTGCCAGAGATTCGACTGGTGCTCTGATCCCAGGTATCAACTGGACCAACGTCATCGACAAGGTTGAGCTGCTTGTCGGTGGTCAGATTGTCGATACACAGGACATCACGTGGATGACGAGCGTCGAGGCGGTGACTGGTGCCCAGAACTTCTCCCAGCGCTACCTCAACAACGGCACTGGTCCCACCAACATCACCAATGGGTTCCTGCCGCTTAAGTTTTTCTTCTGCAAGGACTGGAACGTGTCTCTGCCCCTGGTGGCGCTCCAGTATCACGACGTCGAGATTCGCATCACGTGGAGCACAACCCTGGGTTCGACGCTGGCGCTGACGGGTCTGCCGGCGACTGCCGCCTACTCCTCGTTCCAGTACGAGGCCTGGACCAACTTTGTGTACCTGGACCAGGCGGAGCGTGAGTACTTTGCCAACACGCCCATGGACCTGCTGATCACCCAGATGAACCGCATCCCCATCGCGACCGGCAACATGCAGGAGCTGGCTCTGGCTCACCCCATCAAGTTCCTTGCATTCCAGTCCAACAACTACACAAACTCGTACGGCGTGGGTACCACCCAGATCCCAGCCGTCAACTACCAGTTCAAGACGCAGATTAACGGCGTGGACATTGGTGACTCGCGCTCCATGTTCCAGTGGATCGATGTTCCCCAATACTACCACACCCCTTACGGCTACAACCACGGCGGTGCAACGGCGAACGTCGCACTGATTTCCTACTGCCTGGACACGTCAAAGCTTCAGCCAACTGGCACGCTGAACTTTTCACGCATCGACACGTACCGCATCGTCGCACCGGCCGGTGTCTCACTGAGCACTCTGGCTGGCGGCAACGGTCGCTACTTTTACGCGATGAACTATAACGTCCTGCGCATCAAGGATGGCATGGGCGGGCTGCTGTACTCGAACTAGACGCGTCTACTTCTTTGGTGGGGGTTTGGCGAACTTGTGAACAATGAAAAAAATAACAGCCGTGATAAATGCGGTAGCGAGCATGCCTGTCGCTGACAGATTACCCGCATCGCTCATATATTTAGGAATAAGATCCGCCAATTTGTTCTGAACCGGCTTGGAGAATGCAGCGACTGCGGCAATGCCCGCGAGCGCCGCGTTCAACTGGTCGTCAGTCAGACCAAATGGGTTCTTTGAAGAGGATGAGGAAACTGGGCCGGCGGACGCATTGTCCAGGCTCAGCGCAGCCACTCTATTGTTCTGTGGGTTCTTGTACGGACCGCCACCCATCGATGGCCCCATGTCGAAATCAGCACTCGGCACAACATCAGAAATTGGCGTCGAGAAATCCATTTCTATTTGGGGAGGTTTTATTTCGGCTTTAAATAACTCGGGCTGTTCGATCGCACGCGTCTGATACACCGGCTGAAGTTCATCTGGGAGACCGAACGAACTCTGATGCTGAACAGGTGGTTGGTCCTGTGTCGGCTGCTGCTGCACAGGTTCCACCTGAGGAATGTACTGCAGGATGTCGCTCGATCCATTGAAATCGAGATTCTCGATAATCATCTATTGGTGTGTATGAAATCTTTTACGTGATAGGGGCGCAATCAATCCTCTAGGGGGCACTTTCGTGCCTGTGTGTCCGTCAGACCTTTTTCACAGTGACACCTGGGCGACGAGCGCTCCCTGGTGGTGTTCCAGACGTGACCAATGGCGTTGAGACGTGCTTCGGATTATAGTTTTTCTGGTGGTACTGCCACATGGCTTCGGATCCGATCCGAAACCCTTTGCGAATCGGCGCCTTGTAGTAGTAAACACAGTCCTCGATACGATTGGATTTGCTCGTGTTGTCGAGGACGAGACATTCATAGTTTTCGGTGCAGGCATTCATCACCTGACAAAACATGTCAAACGTCGGAAACACACCGAAGAACGCCTTGTACAGACGCTCACGATTCTGAATCACATTTTCGCGGAGGACAAACACGTAATCGACGTTTGCACGCAGGTCTGGACTCAGGTCCATACAATACTGCATAGTCAGCAAAAAGAATATTTTCCAGTGACGCCCGTTCATGAAACATTGTCTGATGCATGTGTCTTTCATGAACGCCTTGTCGTACATGCAATCATCCAGAAGCAAAAAGGCACTTGATTTACCACCAGCTGATACGATTCGCCTCTGGCGCTCGAGCACCTTTTCTATGGCGTCTCGTTTGTAATCGCCGTAGATGAATAGATCCGGGATAAACTGCTTGTAGTAGTGGTTACCATCCTCTGTACCGGACATGACGATACCGACGGGCAGGTGTCGTTTGTGGTACATAATGTCCGTGACGAGCGTTGACTTTCCCGTGCCGCGCTTACCGATGAATACGCACACCTTGTCGTCGCCAATCTTACTCGGGTCAAACTTTTTGAGCTGCAAATTGGACATTTCCTAATATTGTACTGGGTTTTTTTGTACACGCGGAATACGCAGCAAAAATAAAACCCCGATATTTAATAGGACATGTCAGGTGCCAAAATTCATCTAGACTTGAATGGAACATTTGTCAGTAATCCTGATTATACTTTATTTTCTGTAAAAAGTAAACCAACAAAAGAATATACGGCAGAAACATATGAGGTTCCGTTCGATGCCTCCAATATAAAATTTGGTGATTCCGCATCAGCGTTGATCCCTCCTAAAGGAGATGTTGTGAGACGTTTCACTGTGAGTTCTGAACTTCCTGCTCTGTACAACCCTTTAGGCCCTGGTTACGTGTACCCTTTGTACTCTGACCAGGTTGACGGTGGGATATTTGTGCAAACAAATACATTAGCCATCCAGCCGGGTGATTTCGTCGGTTATTTTAATACGCAATTTTTAAATCAATGGGCGACAAATTTTGTAGGGTACTCGAACATTTCTGTTTCTTACGATTCAACCAAAACAAAGTTTGTATTCACGTCCCCGGCGTACTCGAACATCTTTTTCAAAAATGAAAAAAGCGCCTCATTTTGGGGCTTTGATATTCGCGCACCTGATTTTTTCAACGTGAGTGGCTATCCTGCATACAACTTTACAAATGGAACTTTAACTGCTCCACTGACACTTATTCAGGCAGGGTGGATCCGCGGATTCACGCCCCCACCATCGACCGGATTTTCGTACAAGGAGTCGGTTGCGTGTAAGTTGATAAAAAATGCGTCATTGACCATCGGTGGTCAAACGATCGATCGCCTTACGAGTGAAAGACTCATCATTGAAGATGATCTTGGAATACCATACGAAAATCAAGCTGGACTCACTATCCTCGAAGGTAAAAATGACACGTCAACTATTACAGCTCCACGAAAGTACTATACTCGTCTCAACTTTGACATTGACACAATAAACATGAAAGCTCTCAATAATCAAGATGTTCGAGTCAATATCGAATTTGAAAAATTTGAAAATCTTCCTTCAGAATTGATCACGACAGATGGGTTTTTAGATGGCGATTCTTACGCAACATCAAACCTCCAAGCAATCACAGCTAATGGTACAAATAACTTTAATGTACAATCGGCTATAGGATGGAAAAATTACGTCATCATGGGTCCTTTGAGTTCTGATTCATCATTTCGATTTTATAATGAAGATACAAGAACATTTTATAAATGGACACCTGGAGGTTCTTATGGTGGTGCGTATATAACAATAAACGGCGGAACCATATACAAATCAACGGGTGGATATATCAAAAAAGCAGATTTAAATACTGTACTTGCAGTGAGCACAACTCCGTGGACAACAAGCACATACAGCTTTTTTAGTGGATTTCCAGGTACACCTTATGGTGACGGAGGTAACTTTATTTATTATATACTTAGTGACGCTCGTTACGTGTATTTACTATATAAAATAAATTATTATATCATTGGGTCAACGTACACGAGTTTAGTAAGTGGTACACTCGACGGAACTCAAAAGATATGGACCGTCACATATCGGTTTTACAATAAAACAGCTCCATTATCTGCAAGTGACCAAACAGCTCTTCAAAATTTCTGGACTACATATGCTTCGACTCAATCGACTGGCGGTGCAACTATATTTCCAACGAGCAAAGTAATTTCTTCAATGACACAAAACGGTTCAGATGTCACTGTCGTTGGAACGTTGACGTATTCAGTCGCTACAAAAACAGGGAATGAGTTTATACCTGGAAATAGACTTCATAATAATTTAATGTGGTTGAGATATGATTCATCTGCGGGGTTTAACACATCGACTTCATATTCATATACTACATTACCATCAGGTTTACCGGCATCTGTGAAAGATATTTATCCTGGAATATACGATACATTACAACTTACAAATACTAATTATTATTTCAGACCTGTATTCGATGGTCGGTACATTTATTTTGCAACAGCTCCACTGTATATTGCTAAATTAGATACACAAAATTTTACATCACCAAGTGGGTATAGCCAAGTAGATGCTAATATAATATCTCCTGTTCCATTAAGTAATGCACTTTTATTATCAGATGGAAAATACCTGTACACAGGTTCCAGTTCTACACGAGGCGGAACTGGACGATTTTCACGCTATGACGTTACAAAACCTATTAATCAACAATCTTCATGGGAATATTTCACAGGAGATACGTTAATTCGTGCTAGTGATTTTGAATATAGTTCAGCAGGTGGGTTTGATGGTAAATATATGTATTTTTACACGAATTCTGACCAACAAAGGGCTACATTTCCAGTGACGGATTTTTCAAGAGTAACAACGTGGCATCAATATGATACAACAAAACCTTTTAATGATGTAAATTCTTGGCAATGGATTGACTTTCGCCCGGGTGGAATAATTAACTCTTCGAATGGTTCTCATCCAAATATAACTCTTCTTGCTCACCGTACAAATGTTGCTAATACAGATCCAACATATTGGCTTGCTGTACAAGGTCTTCAATTTATAGTAGGTTCAAGATATATTTATATTGTAGAAGCTGATGATTCATCTGATTCAAATTGGACGTATCAAGATTTTATTCAGTATAATCCGATAACAATGTCAGGAACTAACCTCCCAACAAGTGTCATAGTGAAATACGAAAAGTATGTCAAACCTCCTCCAACGAACCAGATTTCACTGTACGGTCAGACAGATATCAATGAATTCGTATTCAAACAAGGACGAACGACTGATTCGTTCCCTCTCGAATTTGTCAATCCAGTCCGTGAGTTTTGGATCGTCGTACAAGATCCAGGTGTCGTCAGCAGAATCGTTCTCCGTCTGAATAACGAAATTATCATCGACGACGACCAAGTAACTTCGAGATACATTCGCACATTTGAAACACATACCACCATGCCGACGAGCAGTAACGTCAATGTGTATTCATTTTCCCTCGATCCAGAACAACTACACCCTTCGGGGACACTCAACATGTCTCGAGTAGCTTACCCAGTACTTGATGTCACGTTGGAGTCCGCACCAACTTCAGATTTGTATCTCAGAGTGTACAGTAAATCATTCAACGTTCTGGGATACCAGGGTGGGATTGGAGGACTGTTATTTAATTCTGCTTTGTAAATATGGAGAATCTCCCTGCTCAGTTCTCACGACAGACGATACGTTTGCAATTTCCAAAAGACGTACATTGGGGGGATGATATCACAGTATGGATTGCTAAAGTTGGCGATTTGGCTCATTCCATGTACCTCCGTGTGACATGGCCGACAGATGCACCAACGACTGTGCAGCCAAGTGCAGGTACTGCGATGATCGATCGCATTGAGTTGTCATACAAGGACCAACTCATCGAACGTATTTACGGGGAAAATCTGTACATGCTTGGTGATATTAAAGTTCCCCAGGCAAAACAGAGTGCATTATCTAATTTAGTAGGCACAGGAACAACGACAGCTCTGAGTTCATACCACATTCCTTTACCGTTTCTGATTTTAAAAAAGGGTCTCCCTTTAATTGCTCTTAAAGAGGCTCCAAAGTTCAGAGTCGTATTCAACCCTTCGAGTACATTTACAACTTCGATTTATACAAAATCTATTCAAGTTGATTTGTTTGTCGAGTATGTGTACTTGTCACAACCTGAAAGAGATTGGTTCAAGAAGAATGAACTCGTGTATCTGACATATTCATTTCAACGTTTACAGTTTAAAATTCCTGTGTCTACAACTCAAACAATCTACACATACTATACGGATTTTGTGAATGACGTCAAAGAACTCTTCTGGGTTATTCAGAGTGAAGCTGCATCAAATGTTTACGATTATGGAAGTCATCTCGTAAACCTTCAGATCACTTTCAACAATCAAGATTTCATAACAAGAAATTATGCAACCGCCCAGTATTTACACGTTTTACAGCCTTTGCAGTATCATACACGTGTTCCGACTGGTAATTACTACATGTATTCATTCGCACTCGAGCCTGAAAACGATCAACCAACTGGTGAAATGAACATGACGAATATTACGCGCCAACAGCATTCATTGACACTTACAGCAAGTCCTTCGGATGAAAGAAATTTGAGAATTTATGCTCATTCGTACAACCTTTTTAGAGTAAAAGATGGTAATGGAGTTACATTAAATCCACTGAGAGAAGGCGGTACAACTCCATTTTCCTCAGGTATATCCACCCCGCCTCCTCCTCCTCCTCCTCCTCCGCCTTCGGGCGGTACTGCTCAATGGGCAACACGTATTTCTGGTGCATCTTACGAACTTGGGAACAGTATTTCAGTTGATGGATCCGGAAATTCCTATGTGACTGGGTATTACGCTTCATCCCCAGTAACAATTTATAACTCTGATGGAAGTACTTTTGGAACTCTTGATTTCGTCGGTGGATCTGACACATTCATAGTAAAGTATAATACGGCTGGGACTGCTCAATGGGCAACACGTATTACTGCTACAGATGGCGACGCAGGGACTAGTATTTCACTTGATGGTTCTGGGAACTCGTATGTGACTGGGTATTACGACGTTTCTTCATTAACAATTTATAATTCTGATGGAAGTACTTTTGGAACTCTTGCAAATTCTGGAAATATTGATTGTTTCATAGTCAAGTACAATACGAATGGATTTGCTCAATGGGCGACACATATAGGAGCTTTCGGTTACGAAATTGGTTTAGGTATTTCAGTCGACGGGTCAGGAAACTCTTACGTGACTGGTTTTTACAGATTTTACAATTCTTTCATCCCAACCCCGTTAACAATCTATAATTCTGATGGAAGTACTTTTGGAACTCTTCCTACTGAAATAACTGATAATGCATTCATAGTCAAATACGACACATCTGGATTCGCTCAATGGGCAACGTATATCACTGGTTCTGGGGGTTATGAAAACGGATATAGTATATCAGTCGACGGGTCAGGAAATTCTTATGTGACTGGGTATTACGCTTCATCCCCAGTAACAATTTATAACTCTGATGGAAGTACTTTTGGAAATCTTAATTCAGACGGTGGCTCTGACACATTCATAGTCAAGTATAACATGTCTGGATTTGCTCAATGGGCAACACACATCGGAGGTACAATAAATGAAGGTGGAAACGGTATTTCAGTCGACGGGTCAGGAAATTCTTATGTGACTGGGTATTACAATTCATCCCCAGTAACAATTTACAACTCTGATGGAACTACTTTTGGAAGTCTTGTAAATAGTGGCTATTATGACGCTTTCATAGTAAAGTACAATACTTCTGGAACTGTGCAATGGGCAACACGCATCGGGGGTACAGGAGTTGATATTGGACGTGGTATTTCAGTTGATGGTTCAGGGAATTCTTACATGACTGGGTTTTACAATTCGTCCCCGGTAACAATTTACAATTCCGACGGAACTACGTTTGGAACTCTTATGAATGGAGGAAGTAATGATACGTACATAGTCAATTACAACACATCCGGAACTGCTCAATGGGCTACACACGTCGGTGGTACAGACGTTGATGAAGGGTATGGTATTTCAGTCGACGGGTCAGGGAATTCTTACGTAACTGGGTATTACACTTCATCCCCAGTAACAATTTATAATTCTAACGGAACTGTGTTTGGAAGTCTTTCAAACGCTGGTAATACTGAATGTTTCATAGTCAAATACGCGTAACTCTTCCGTTTGCAATTTGTATATTAATGTACCCGTAATAAAATAAGTTCAGAGAGTACTCTGCTTGAATCTGAGGAGCATACTGTTCAAGAAATTTTATGTCAAGATGTGTTGTCTGGGAACTAAGCTTTGAAAACTCCATACTTCCACCGTCATGATTGTATTCTAAAGGTCTTTCACTGAAGCAGTACATGTACAAGTTCTTTGTCGGAACAGAAAGTTTGTGATCAATCGCTTGTTTGAATGTATAATAAAGACCACCTGGAAAGTTTGAAAGAACATTTTGGTTATTCAAGTACAATGTCGCATAATCAATCGTATCAATGTACCTTAACTGAACTCCGTTAAAAAATGTCACTGGAGTCGCAGCGACAATGTAATCTGTTGTATACCCGTACGAATATCTTGATGAGTAATAAGCACTGTTTTCTTTCTCGTACGCCTTATTTCTGATAAACCATGTTATCATAGAAACTTTGAAGTCGGCTGTGAGATTCATACGAGCTATACCACCTGAGTAAGTTTGAACGGCTTCTTTCCAAACACGCGGAATTCTTAAATTCATAGGTTGACTTTGATAATACATACGTTCCCTTGGAGATAATGTAATTTCTTCTACGAGCAACTGAGGTCTTATCAATTCGACTGGTATCGGTGCATTCGTAATCCACGATGCTTTATTAAAAGTGAAACGTACTGAAATTGTCGAGTTCATAATTGCACACATTGGAAAATATGGTTTTTTATTCTCACGCATGTGCGTGAACCGACGACAGAAAAAGAATTCAAGAGGTATGAATAAATCTATTTGATTTGTAGCAGTTACATTAGAACCTTCTGGTGTGCCATTACTGATCAATTGATACATTCCTAGTTTTTCATCAGCGTCGAGCATCAACTGATCGTGTATGACATACCAATCATCCGTGATTGATTCGTAGACGATTCCGTCTACGATAAACTCAACTTTGTTTATAATGGCACGCCCTACAAGTTCAGTGTAATAGTACCCTGACGGAAGTGCAGGGAGTGAACATTTCAAGTACATATTGGAAATGAGGTCACCACGTTCCCGTGGAAATATATTCACCTGAACAGAATTTCCCAAGTAACCTCCTATATTTGATAAAGGAATTGTAAGACGCTGGGAAACAACAAATGGTGTGTGTTGTCGAATATGAGGTATCCATTGTGACTCACCGCCAAACATATATCTATCTTGTGCACCAACTGCAGAGAGTCCTATAAGAGCACCTGTCCCAGAACCGCGATCAACGACTGTCGTATATACTTCACGCCCCTCGGATGTCATCACGTTTGAATTCAAGTCTCTAAGTTCACCTGGAGTACCTATAATATCGGTGGCATCGAAGATTTTAGGGTCATACATTGAATAATACTTGCTTTCAATTGTCGCGGTTGGGCTCATGAATGTCAAAAGGACACTGGAACTCGGCAATGGAATCGCCTGCTGCTGGTCTGTGACGACATCGAGTCTGTAAAGATACTGTTGGGTCTTTATTTTCGTTGCCGCCGTGTCTGCAAGAACGTTCGCCGTACCGAGCTCTGCGAACAGTTCAGTCACAGTGATATTCCCAGAAACGTCTACAAGAAGCATTGAAATGTCACTGAACCCCGTAACTTTCCAATCCTTCTCTGGTCTCGGACCAGTGAATTCATCGACGATGTACACACTGAATCTGTTTCCAGAAACGAGCGGACCACGGAACCCATGTGCCGTTGTTTTTGTTTCCACCTTCTCAAACCTAAACGTCAATTGAAGTAAAGAACTTGGTGCGACTGGAATGGTACCAGTCCCCTGAATGGTCGCTGTCACTAAAGCCACATACGGGAACGAAATGGCAGGTGGACCCGGGTTGATCACGACATCTCCGTATACATTGGAAGTGTACGTCTGAACAATGACTCGCTGTTGAATCCCAGTCAGACCTGTAATTGTCATTCCAGGTTTAATGGGTGCATTCTGTGTCAGGTAGACTGATAGGATATTTGCAGTTAAAGATGGTCCATAAAACCCTGTGACTGTGATACCTGTTTCACCGATAGGTGTGTCTGGAGAAGTCGGTATGGTGTCTGGAGAAGTCGGTATGGTGTCTGGAGAAGTCGGTATGGTGTCTGGAGAAGTCGGTATGGTGTCTGGAGACACAACTGCAATTAAAGAATTTGTGAATAAATCAAAAAGTTGATTAGGTGTTGTATATTGAATATACGTAGGCGGACTCGCCTCGAGTTTTGAAACAATTTCATTCACTTTTGAACCTGCGCGTTCAATCACGTAATTGGTGATGGCACGAAGTTGGACAAGTATCTGATCTGGTACTGAACCAGTCTCTACAAAACTGTTGATAATTTCATCAACCTCCATCCTCTACAAAGACTCAAGATCTTGTTTCCACAGGTTCGACACGGTCGTGAGCTCGCTCTGAAGCACCGAAACTGCTGTCATCCTTATAAAAAAACATACCATATATAACTCATGGAGCAAACTGCGATTGACATCTTTTTGCCTGTACTCGAGTCCTCTGTTGTTCTCGCAGCACACTACGCCAAGGCGACTGGCCGTGATTGTATCACCGCTCAGGACGTATGCTATGGTCTCATGTATGCTGCAAGGACAGTCACAGGCAATCAAATTGGATCCCTGTTCCCAGAGGTTTATGAAGACGAGGACGAAGAGGATGAAGAGGAGGATGACGAAGAGGAGGAACCGGTGTGGGTCCGGTACGAAGGCACAGACAACGAACATGCCATCAAGATGAACGAGTGTGCCGATACATGGGACGCGTGGGAACCAGAGAGCCCAGCAGAACGCGCGTTGAAGAAAGCAGTGAATAAAGCAATGAAAGAGTATGTATGAACTTTTTGATGACACTGACGAAGGATCAGACGATGAGCTTGTCCCCAGGGTAAAGTACTCGGTGATCCTCCAGAAGGAGGAATATGAGGATGATGACGATGAGGAGGATCCTATCCCATATGTCGACCTGGGTCCAGGGTATTACTTTTTTGACTCCACTACGACCCAGTAGATCTTTTTTCTCAACATAAAGTAAAATGTCCGGCATTGTATCCACAGCAGCAGGCACCTTTGCCCCCTCCGTCTCAGCAGGTTTCTTCTTCGCGACCGCCATCGCGTGGATGGATGTGATCCGCTGGACCATCTCCCAGCTGGTGAACGTCAGCAAGAACGGCGGCAGCTACTACCTGATGAGCGCCATCTTCACGACGCTGCTGTCCGTCATCGTGCTCATGATCCTGCAGCGTCTGCAGGCTGTCTCGTTCTACAACAAGGACAAGATGATGTAAAAAAACTTGACATAAATCAATGAAAGTACTCGACTTGACTCCGTGGGATTGGCTTCTCGCCTTTGCAGGGTCAGGACTCGTAGGGTACGCCCTTAAACTCAAAGGAGCCCAAGCGTGGGGTGTATTCCTCCTCGCTTGGATTCTCATCGGTATGTTCGCGTATAGATTCTTCGGTATTCAGCAGCCTGGATACTATCTCGGTCTCCAGGACGGTTCCAAGTATCCAGATCTAAAGCATGGATTCGTATCACAGTAAAATGGAAGAGTCTGCTCGTGAACGTAAGCGAAACTCGTCTCGCAAGAAGAGCGAGTTTTCAGTGTACTCACAAAAGACGGTACGGGCAACGGAGCTCCGTTGGGCCAAAGAAAAGTGTATTGAGCAGCACAAGAAACCAAAGGACAAGAAAAACTCAAAATGACGACTCTCAAGCGTCCAGGTCTCGTCTTCAAGGCTGAGCCCATGGTTCGCGTGAATTCTTCCCACTATGGTGCAAAGTACGAAGAGTTTCCAGTACGGAACGAGACGTACATTGTGTGCCGGGATGGAACGATTCAAGCGATGCATGATCCAGAGAGGTGTATCCTGTGGGATTTGATCGAGGAGGAGGATGGATGGTCGGACGGCCAGAGGAACCAACTGATGGTGAGTTTTGTGGGGTGGGAAGAGAGTCCTCCAGTTGGAAGGGGGTCGGATTCGGTCAATGCGTTCATCATCGACTTTGCAGATGACGGCGAGCCAGAAGTTTCTTCTGAGTAAAGTGTAATGGAGGCAGTTCTTATTTTATTATTAGTCCTCGTCCTCGTTTTTGTAGTGCTTCGTACTGACACCCCAATCGACAAACAAATTCGCATTCTTTATCGCCAGACGGCACGTTACGCCGTTGCAAGTCTTCAGGATGACTCACCCGTCGTCAAATCACTTCATGCCAATTACGCCATGGGATATCTCATGGCTCTGAAGGATCTCGCAACCACTGAGCAATTTGCTCGCGCGACAGGGGACAACATTTTGTCGTTTGAGCGTAAAATTGCCGGTATTCAGGACGCGTCGACGGTCAATCTCGTAGGTGATTGTCCAGATCTCATCCCCAACGAAGACCCAGGACTTTTACGTGCCATGTACATTCAGATCTAAACCCAAGTCCGAAGGACTTGTTTGGTGAACTCTCGGCGGACTTTCCACCTTCGGCGGAAAGGACTTTAAACATTCACATAAATCATCTCTCTTTGATTGAACGGAATACCATTGAAATTTGTCGTCGCCGCCATCGTGTACGCCCCCATGCGTTTCCACGTCAGCATGTCACCCACCTTGAGCCCGCATGGCAGATCGATGCTTCGAGCAATGACGTCTGCGCCGTCGCACGTGCTTCCAAACAGCGTGACGGTTTCGAGTTCGACGGATTCATCCACTTCGGGCTCTGGCTCGGCGTGATCCATCAGAATGCAATTAAATGCCCCGTACAAAGACTCGTCGATGGTTACAGCACCATCCTTCACACCGATGACTGGTGTGTACAGCGTCGCGATATGTTCTGCAAAAAACCGACCTGGTTCAGAGATAACCTCACACTGAACCAGTCCGGTTTCTTTCAGTGCATCGTTGATGTATTCAGCCGCCTCTTCGATGTCCATGGAGGATGAAAATCCACCACCGATATCCACCAAACTGGGTGCAAACCCATACTCTTTGAGAACATCCATGGCGCGTGCCGCTGTATAAATGGCGTCTGCGTAGGCCCGAGTCGAACGCGCCCCTGAGCCAACGTGGAAACTTACACCAATGATTGCGAGTCCCAACTCTCGGGCACGTTCAATGAGAGTGTACCAGTCGGATTCTCCAGCTCCGTATTTATTTCCAAGGGTACATACTGCTGTTGGGTCATCGGCACGGATCCGGAGAACAAGTTCCATATCCGGAGCGTTCTGAGCCATTTTTTCAATTTCGCAAAGCGAGTCAAACGTCGTCCTCGTAATCTCCTTTCGTGCAACGTACTGTATGTCGTCTGGTCGTTTGCAGGGGTTGGCGTAGATGATTTGTGTCGACCCTGCTGCGAGGACAGCATCAACCTCTCGCGGGCTTGCACAGTCGAATCCGCATCCAAGCTCTGCCAAGGTTCGAATGATGAGCGGGTCGGGGTTGCACTTGACGGCATAGTACGGGGTCACCTTGGGGAACAGGGAGTTCCAGGTTTTATACGCTGCTCGGGCTACGTTCAAATCAAGCACGTAGTGTGTGGTCATCAGGAAGCTCGAGCGCTCCTGGAGAAAAGTGACATTTTATTTTTAAGGTCACGGGACAAGGGCGCGCAGTGCCCTTTGAACTTGATCGCCGGGAACAGACAAGTCGCTCCGCGACTTGGGGATTAAGACCACTCAACCGGATCCCATATACCATGAATGGTCAAGTCTAATGGATACAACGGCTCGATCGACCATTTTCCAGTGTGGCTCAAAATGTCACACAGAATGTGAAACGCGTACACCTTTCGATGTTTTTTGGGGACGAGAATCAAAATCCAGAACGTATGAGGCACCTTGTAGAACAAATCGTACATCATCCAGTTCTTTTTGACGGACCAAGGCACATTTCCGGGTGTCAGAAACGTCGCCATCGGTAAGTCTGGAGCGATAGACCACCACGTCCATGTTCCAAAGTACAGACGTGTCACGAGAATGTGACCAATCCATAACATAAAAAAACAGTGCTCTCAGTTCTCAAGATGGATCGTGTGTTTCTGCTCGACCGCTCCGGTTCTATGGAGTCTTGCTGCCAGGATACCATTGACGGGTTCAATACGTTCATTGAGGCTCAGAAGCAGTTTGGCGGTACGATGACGCTGTGCCTGTTTGATGACCAGTTTGAGACGGTTTATGAAAAGGTGCCGATCGAGGACGTCCCCGTGTTGACAGAGGACACATTCGTACCGCGGGGAGGTACGGCCCTGCTTGACGCCATGGGACAGGTTCTCAAGATGAAACTGTCCGATGACGCGATGGTGATTATCCTCACGGACGGCGAGGAGAATTCGTCGCTGACGTACACGTCAGCCCATGTTAGTGATCTTGTCAACCTCAAGCCGTGGAAGTTTGTCTATCTCGGGGCGAATCAGGATGCTGTGCTCGCTGCGTCTGAACTCGGCATTCGTACGTCGCTCGGCTACGACACGAACCGTACACCAGAGTTGTTTCGGGCTCTGAGTGAGACGGTTTCAAACTATACACAAGACCCTTCACTGGGTCTCATGTTTTGAAAAACCATACTTGCCCAACAGTTGCATCTTTTCCTCGTACTCACGAACTTCCCCCTTTCCCGTCACTTCGCCGCGCACTTCGGGCCCTGACAGAGTCACAGCATCCAGTACAAAATCCTTGAACGCCTCACATGTCAGAGGCACGATGGGCTCGATCAACTTCCAAATTTGACGCGCAGGCTCTTGAATCTCAGGCTGCGCGTGAGAGTCCATACGTAGACGCAAAAAATGAAGCAGGTTGTGCAGGTTCTGCTTCCAGATGAATTCAGTCATTGTTCCGAGCGGGAGATGGATGCGCGCCTCTTCGCGTGACACCCCTTGTTCAATCAGACTTTCGTATATGTCGAACGCCTGTTTGCACGACGCCGTCTGTTCAACACCACCAATGCCAAGAGCAGCACCGGAACCTTGGTGGTTGGTAGAAGACTGAGCATGATACTCTTCCGGAACATAAAATTCACTGGGTAAAACCGAATACCGTCCTGAAATTTCATTGACGGATGCCGTACGATGACGAAGCCATTGGCGTGCGACAAAAATGGGAACCCGAACATGAAACTTAAACTCGACCATCTCAAACGGACTCGTGTGTTTGTGACGCATCAGATACCTGATCAAAGCCCGGGTCTCTGACTTTTTCGAAGCTCCTGTAACTGAGATGCGTGCAGCGTCAACGATCGCCTGATCGTCTCCCATGTGGTCGAGAAGAGTTACGGCAGACAACATTTAATTAAATGTGTCCGTGTCCTTTAGGAGGCAACGGTACATCTTTAGGCCTTGGAACGAGTTTCATACTACCGTCCGCGTGAATACCGTTCGAGACGTACTCTCGAATCTGTTCAATCGTCTGACCCTTATGTTTTTCGTCGGCTGCATGTGCATAATTCCGGAGTTTATTCCATACGTGATCGGCATCCCCGAATGAGCTACAATGCCACCCGGCGTACGTCAATGGTGGAAATTTCCATCGGTTGTCCCGGAAAAAGTTGGGCCCTAGGTGACGGAAAGCCTTGGCGTTTGTAACGACCGTCCCAAACCATGGCTCACCAGTAAACATGTAATCGAACGAAAACTCAAACATCCACATGTGAATGCTGTGCGTCTTGGTCGGATCCAATTGAACCACCCTGGTCATGTCGGGAATTTCATCCACGTCGCTAATCATAACCATTGCGTCGTTCGGAACGCCATCGAGACCCAGAAGAACACAGTTCCGCTGGTGCTTTTCCCGGTCCCATAGTCCAACAACATGTTGTTGTCCGTTCCCTCCACATGGAGGACAGACGACGTGTCGAATCTTATGGGCCCATGGCGCAAATCTATCCTTGTTCTGGTCGTAGTACAGAGGCTTGGGGTTTCCAGCATGGGTCTCTACAGACTCGGCGAGCACAAAAATGTCGACATACTGATCGAGATTTTTGAGTCGCATCTCCAACACGTCAAGCTCGTTAAAGAATTGAAACGTGTCCACAATCATTTTCTTGTACAAAAGTAACTATGGCTGCTCTTAAGCCATTTAAAGTCAGACCGTTCATCGTGTGGACGTTCATCATCGTGCTCGTGTCGCTCGTCATTTTCGGATCGACTCGCAGCAATTACCAGGCGCGTGGGTCCATGGCCGAGGTGGTGTATGATGCACCGACAGTAAATGAGAATCCTCCACCACTGGTTACACTGAAGCCTGCA